TGGTTCTTTTTCTTCAGGTAATTCAATATTTTCGTTCATCTCTATCTTTTATTGAATTAAAATCGTTCTATCAAATCTCTGTTCATCAATCAATTCAGGAACACCCGAAGTTAAATCCCAAAGCCGGTATTCCTCAAACATTCGAGTTTCCGGATTCATCTTTAGTGTCAATCTTCCAATTTTTATAGTTGTTTCCTTTTTTGGAAAAAACACATCAGTACCTCGAATAGTAAGTCCCCATCGGGTAATGGCTTTTGTTTTTGGCTCAAACATATTGGCTCCTTTCTATTCTTGTTTATAACTAAATGTTGGTAATTTCTTAGGCCGCGGACACTCTTTTACATAGGTTCTATCTACTGTAATAATATCCTGCAAAATACTTTTCTTTAATGCTTTCTTTTGCTTTCGAGGAAGTCTTATTAATTCTTTATATCCGTAAGCACCACCTACAATATTCCATAACCAGAAATTTACTTTTAATCCTTCATACATAATTATTTATGCTTTTTTGTGCCGGAGGATAGCGTCGAACTACCAATAACACCCGCTTGCACCCTTCGGGGTTATCTCCACACTCCGGCGGTTATTATATGGAGCGGCAAAAGCCGCCCCGGGTATTTATTCACTTTTTGGAGGAAGATTTTCACTATGGAAGATTTTTACACCTGTTACTTCCTCGATCTTATCCTTTGCAAGTTCGGGAATACGACACAATCCACCCCGCCAATTATGAACGGTATGTAGTGGAACCTTACATGCTTCCGCCAATCTTACCACCATTTTAGAAGAATCTTTCAGTGGTAAAGTCAAAAGATACATTCTTAGTTTCTCACCGTCTTGATTTCTTTTTAAAGTTTTTTTTGCCATAACATCACATTAAATCTATTATTTATTTCTATATTTATATCACAAATATAGATTTATTTAGCATAATATGCTATATAATTCCCGTTAATTATTGTAAACACTATATCAAATTATGGCTAACTTATTACTTATAAGGGATTTATGTGAAATAAACAAAATCAAAATTAGGGAATTAGCTTCCCGAATCGGTAAGGATGAAAGTACTATTCAGTCTATGATAAGAGCAGGATCAACTAATACTAAAACTCTTGAAGCCATAGCAGAGGTATTTAATGTTTCTCCCGGTATTTTCTTTGATAATCCTTCGGAAAATAATACGGGCACTAATCTTAATAAAGAAGAAGAAATTGCTTATTTAAAGAAACTTCTCGAAGAGAAAGAACGGCTAATACAAGTTTTATTAAACAAAAAATAGTTATTCAAAAATATATCGATGCCGCAATATACTAAAATGTTTACCTATGATTTAGAAATAATAATATTCAACAATAAAAAATAGATAAATATTACATGTCTGCGGACATATTTCGGACAAGTCAACTTATAATAATAATGCTTAACCAGAAACATAGTTATTTGACATTCAATAAAGGAGGAAGCAAAAAATGTCATTAGAGTTCGAGCCTCTCCTCCCGTGCAAGGTCAAATAGCTGTAAGTTAATAACTTACGGCTATTTTCCGTTTATAGGTCGGACAAGTACCGGACACTTTATTTAATATGAATGTTTAATTGTACTACGTTTCTGTTTACAAAAACGTAGAAAAAAATGTGTTCAACTAAAAGACGGGGTGCCTCATTAAATAGTATAATACCCTACACTTTGCCCAAACTTCACACCGGGAAAAATTGGTATATTGATTTCAAAGCTTACGATCCTTTGGAACAAAAAATGAAACGAAAAAAATATATGCTGGATAGCATAGATAAAATTAGTGTCCGGAAAAAGAGGGCTACGGAATTAATTGCAAATATAAGTCGGCAACTCTTATCCGGTTGGAATCCATGGGCAGATACTTCAAATTCCCGCCAATATACATTGTTCGATGATGTTGTGGAATTATACAATAAATATCTAATTAAATTCCATAAGTCCAAAGTGTTTAAAGAAAGTACCTTTGCAGACTATAAAAAAAGAATTAGGGTGTTATCAGAATACAACAAAAAGCGTTTCAATCCTATAATATATATTTATCAGTTTGATAAGACTTATGCAAGTGATTTCTTGGATTATATTCTTATTGATCGTGATTCATCAGCTCGCACAAGGAATAATTATCGAACCTGGTTATCATCTTTTGGCAGCTGGTTATTAGAAAAACAGTATATAGACAAAAACCCCGTAGAGAATATCAAATCATTGTCGAAACGGGACGCATTGTCCGCCAATGATCTACAGAAGCTTAGAACATATTTAGAAAAAAATAATCCGTACTTTCTCCTACTTTGCCAGTTTGCATATTATACCCTTATTCGTCCAGATGAGCTTTCAAATATTCAATTATCCGATATCTATATTAAAGATCAAAAAGTATTTATCCCTTCAAGTATATCTAAAAACCGCAAAGACGGTATGGTAGGATTAAACGATATCTTAATAAAATCTATGCTCGAACTTAAAATATTCAATTATAGCAATGATTGTTACTTATTCGGGAAAGATTTCAAACCCTCAAAAGAGAAATCGACACCACGCACTTACAGGACTTATTTCAATAAAGTACGTACGTTACTTAAATTCCCTGACTCCTACCAGTTTTATTCCCTAAAAGATACCGGTATTCGCGATTTGGCAAATTCAGCCGGGATTGTTATTGCACGCGATCAAGCAAGACATTCGGATATTTCTACCACAAATAAATATCTAAAAGGAGAAGCGTTGCCAGTACATGAAGAGACAAAACATTTTGAAGGACTTTTTTAAATCAGGGGGAAACGTGTTTCCCGCTTCCCCCTTTCGCTTTTCTACTCCAACGTATAAACACTCCAGTCTATCGCCTTTTTAAGTTCCCAGCCTTCCTTTTGCGTCTCCTGTATATGTTTCACGGCACCGGTGTAAAACTCTTGTAGTTGCTGCATGCTTGCAAACTCGTAAAACGTCGGGTTGTCTTCTTCCCCGAGCTTGAAAGTAACAGGAAGGTTTTCCCCGCCTGTCTGCAAGGCAAGATCGTACGCCGTCTTATAATTCATCTGGTTCTCCATGGAAAGCCAGACTTTCAGGCCGTTCCATATGTACCCGCTTTCGATCGTGTCGGTTATCTTCCGGTTATACCATTCATTAATAACCGCCTTGATTTCTGCCAGTGCGGGTAGATGATCGAACGTCTCTTCCATGTAACTACGTTGGACTCCTTCTGCTGTCTCTGTTTCCTGGTAATCCCACGTAATACGCCAGATTCCCCGGCGGCGGTTGGTACATCTTACCGGTTCCGCCTTGCTGTCTGCATAAATTCGTATCATTTCAAGTAAAATGTATAATTATCAATCCTTTTTCACTTACTTCACCTTCGCAATGTGCTTCAAAAGGCAGTTCTCCGTCTCTTGCCGCTGATTCACAAATGAAAAGGGTTTCCTCAAGGCTGGTAAAATACTTTCTCTCCTTGCCGTCGAGTTCCAGCTTTATAACAGTCCGGTTTCCGTTTTTCGTCCTTTTCATAATCAAGTACGATCACATCCTTGTTCATCAGTTCGGGCGACTTGATCCTTGCCCCGGTAAATCGTTTCCGTCCGTCTTTAGGCTTATACTTGTAGCCCAGATCTTTTAATTTTTTCATTTTCTTTCCTGTTAGTTTATAAAATAAGTTCTTGCAATCAGCATGTTTTGTAAGCCCGTAAAATGAAGCGGTTAACTCCTGCCTACGTTTCTTGCTTTTAACCTTGTGCATCTTGCGGGCGAACTTTTGTTTGTTACGCTTCCTTAACCGCACATGATCCGGGCGGGTTACATATCCCAGAAAGTCGATACCTTCGGTAATCGGGAAAACGGTATCATTACTTTTAATCTCCAGGCGGGCTTTACGGGCCTGTTCATGAATGATATCCCTAACCTTCCAAAGGTATTTCTTACTACCGGAAAGCACCAGACCGTCGTCACAATACCGGTAATAGTGTGCTACTGCCTCCTGATCCTTTAACCGGTGATCCAGATAAATAGACAGAAGCAAATTACAAAGCCCCTGCGATGATCTTAGTCCGATACTCACGCCTTTAGGCATCATGCGGATGCACTCTTCCAGGATTCCGATCAATATTTTATCCTTGAACATCTTTTTCACTGCATCCAGCAAAACGTCCTGGTCTACGCTCTCATAGAATTTCGTTATATCGAACTGGTACCCGAACAGGGTTCCTTCGGGATCATCCTTTATATCTTTAACGATATACTGTAAAAGGTCATGCGTTCCCCTGTTTTTAATGGATGCGGAAGTAGTCCGGATAAAACGTACTTTCAAATGCCGGTCCACCACATTCATAACAGCGTTAAGAACGATCCTGTCTTCCAGGGAAACCGATTGTACGATCCTTACCTTCGGCCCGTCGTCTACGGTCATTTCCCGATATCCTCCGAGCTTGAACCGCCCACTCCTGATCCGCTGCCTGATCCTCTCTACCGCCTTCGGGACATCCGCCAGTATTCTACGCCCGGCAAAGCTGCGCTTTCGTCTTCTTTTGCGCAATACCGTTTTTATGGCGTCCTCTATATTGGAGTCCTCGACAATCTCTTCTATAATATTATCTTCTCTCCACATGATAATTAAATTAGCCTTCAATTCCCCGGGCCGGGCTTCTTCGAAAAAAGTTCCTACCAAACCCCATTGCCCTGCGCTTTATTTTTCCCCTTTCCAGCCGTAAACGGCTGCTGTTGGCGAGGCTCATTCCTCTTGGCTCCACATCGGGGACACGTCCCCACCGTTGTACGCCAATTTTTAAGGCTTATGCGCTTTTTCTTTATTCTAATTGTTTGCAAGCCGAACGCCGATGTTCGCATTCGTGTTCGATGAATCGTTATTCGCGTTCGCATACGAAACACCGCCTAACGCGTTCGCGTTGTTGTTCGACCGATACACCACACGAGTGTATATGAGGAAATCCGCCTTTGTATTTTCAGGAAGCACCGGCACCCGTCTTACTTCCGGACGCCCGCGCTACCCGCACAACGTTTTACGTTGCTATTTTTTTATTTTAATCAGCCTGATTTATGGCTTTAAAGGCCGCGACGCTACCCGCCCAGCGTATTATGCCCCTGAAGGCAAGCCGAACACCGATGAACGCATACGTGTACGATGAATCGCTATACGCGTTCGCATACGAAACACCGCCTAACGCGTACGCGCTGCTGTACGACCGATACACCACACGAGAAAGCCCGGTACCTACATAGAACCTGTCGAACCAATGTGAAGAAGTGGAACCGCCTTCTTTGGCTGCAATCAAATCCATATACCGGCCCCAAACCATGTGGGTAGGATAAATATCCGCATTATAAACAGTAATTCCCTGTACAACGCGTTCCGTTCCGTCCGGCATGGTAATAAACCACCTTCCGTCCGCCGCCGTCTTGTTTACTGTGACATACTGCAACCATTCCGCCTTGTTTCCCTGGAAATTTTCATATCCCAGTACATTGACGGACTGATAATTTACACCGTCCCGGTAAGCACCTTCCGCCTGTGGATTGGAACCGCCCTTTTCTTTATAATAAGAAACCGTATCACGTATTCCCAACGCATTTGTAAGGCCCGTCACTTTCTGGTAATTGTTTGTTCCATATCCGCAAACTCCCTGCGAATCGGTATTACCGTATTTAAAGAAATGCAGATTACCCACGTCCTTGTGCATTTCCCAGTCAAACAGCTGGAAACCTTTGCCTCGGTTCTGGGCGTATTTGATTGCCTGGGCTTGTGAAATGGTTCCTACACTTGAAACACCGCTGACAGAACGCAGCACATCATCAATCAGGTAGGCTTCATAAGCACCGCCCAGGCATTCCGTATGCTCTACCCAGTCCGGCTCGATCGCTTCTACACTTTCCGACGTTGTGAGTAAAACGAAATCGAAGGCCGCCGAATTAAGGAAAGTAAAGGCCAGGAAAGTAGCCCCTGCGGGAACAGCACAAAACAGGTACATACCATTAATAAAACCGTTCGCGTTTGAAACGCTTACCCGACTTACTATTTTGCCCGTATCATCTATAAATGCAGCCCCGTAAAGAGTGGAAGCCAGACCGGGGAAACGGACCTGCTTGTAATCCCGCACGTCCACCAGGGCGAACGATCCGGATTCGTATTCATTCTTCGCCTCTTCAAGGGTCGTGTAATCCGTATTCTTACGAATCCCGATCCCTTCCGTTACCTCCAGCTCTTCGCGGGTAAGTTTTACACTGGTGTACCCTGCCGCTGCCGGCGCATCCTCATTGCTTGAAATAAAACCGTACAGACATTGGTTCAGCACGTCCGTTACTCCCTTGTACCAGTAATGAGGCTCATATACGTAAACTTCGCCTTCCGATCCGGTTAATACTGCATCCGTGGCGTTCTCCACGCTGTCACTGTCGGCGTATTTGTTCCGGCTCTCATCATGAAGCGGATAACAGGTCATTTCACCCTCCGCCGTCTTTTTGGCCAGAACGCAATGTCTTTTCGCCAACACCTCCAGGATATGGGAAGACGGGGTAAATTCCGTATTATAGTCATATCCGGTAGAGTTATCCAGGTTTGTAATCTTTTCCCCGTCCTCTACCGTCTGGTCTATTTTTATGCAGACAAACTGCGGCTGAATGATATTCAGTTCCGGGAAGTGCGCACAGGTGGCGGCGTACTCTTCGTCCGACATGGACTGGGTCAGCCGGTACGTACCCACCAGGCGGCACGTCTGCACGTTTCCCCCGTCTTCATCAACACCGCCCATTGTCATAAGCCCGCGAAGCAAACTTCCGTCCCCGTCCATATCTATACCGGTAATTCGTAGATAGCTGGTCGCGCTGCATTGCTGTAACAACGTGTTCCAGTCGATCAGGCTACAGTTATCAATCACAAGGCGCGTGATATTTGCCGTGCTTTCCAGCTGCAGCCCTGCATTGGTCAGTTTGTTCAGGTACCGGAGCTCCAGCGTCTGCAAAGTTGCGGGAAGGACGCAAACGGCCAGAGGCGCACCGCCGGCGAATGTCACACCGGTAAGGGATGTATCACCGGCCAGGAAGGTTTCAAGTTTGGTGTTGCTTGAAAGGTCCATACCGGTAAAGGAAGAGGATTTAAGCCCGGATATGTCGAGTTGTCGAAGGTTACGGCAATTACCCACCAGAAGGGCATTAAGTGTCATCTGTCCGGCCTCACAGCTAACATTCAGTTCACGCAAGGCCGTACAGTTGTTCAGGTTCAACGTGCCGACAATGGCGTGGGCTACATCCGTCAGATCAAGCCCGCGAATACGGCTTGCACCGTAGAAATATTGCGGATCGTTTACTATTAAATCCGTGTCCATTGTCAGTTCCACCACAGCCCCGGCCGTTTCTGCAAGTACCGCGCTTTGGTGCGGTGTTCCGGACGTGTAACCGTACCCGTAATAATACCGTTCGGAGGCCGTAATCCGAATTTTCCGGTTATCGCTGCCGAACTTATACCCGAAATAAGCCGCGAAGCTGTCACGACGATAAGTACCGGCCACGTATTGACTATCCAGAAGGGCGAAACGGTTCTGAATGGTATAAGTACGGTGCGCGTAACGGCTTCCCTGCAAGGCATACAGATAATTATAATAACTGGTTCCGCTGCCGGTTGTCACCCCTTCGGTAAGCGGAAGGATATATTTATATTCCGAATCCTTGTTATAAATCCGCTCGCACCAGTTGCCCATTTGTTCCTCGTTAAATACTTGCAGGACATATTCAAGGCTCATATTGCTACGCAAGGTTTCCGCCACTTCACGCAATTTGTCCGGACAAGATCGTACCAGTTCCCATAAAACGGAATCATGGCCGGCAAAAGCATAACTACCGATACTATCGTCAAAACTTTCGTGGGTAATGGTATATTCGTATTTCAGTACCGAATCATTACGCACACCGAACAACGTGTCCATATCGTAAGGAAGGAAATACCAGATCAGAGAGTCCCAAGTCGCCAGCATCATGTTTTTTGCCCGGTTATCCACAGCCATAAAGTAATCGGTAATCAGATACCATGCAAACGGGCTGTCATTACCGAAATACTGGTTATATTCCGCCAGGAACTTGGCGGGATCATCCTTACATGAATCGATCCAGTTCCAAAGCCTTGTAACTGCCGCCTTGTCGTCCTCGTGTGCATCCGCCCAGGTAGTATCTGCTTTGAAACGAAATTCCAGCGCATCATCAAAAGAAGACATGTCGGTAGTCCCGAACAGACAAAGGGCCTCGGAGTTGTTCAGGAACTCCAGACAGATACATTTGTTACGCTGCCCGTTCAGGGCCGCTTCGTCGTTGAATCCTTCAATTCCTTCAAAACCGTAAATGATCGCACTTTCCGACTTCTCATTATTGAAATTGTATTTTCCCAGATAAGTATTCGCACCGGTGCCGTCGTTGTCATAAAACAGGTCCATAGGGAAACCGTCCACGCCTATACGTACGTCATATTCCCCCTTATATGCAGCCTGCGGCGGTGTCAGCCACCCGCACCTCTTCCAAACGTCGTTCACAATACGCACCGCACCGGTATTATGTGTACCGGAAGAATCGGAAAAGTCCGCTTTCAAACAGAATATACTGATCGGCCGTGCTCCCGGTTTGAAACTGTATTCAAGGGACGGCACATCCACGCCGTTAACTTCCAGCGTGGTACCGTATTTTTCCAGGCGCAAGAAATAAAGACGGTAATTCTTACGCGGATAAGTGGTGGATGATGTACCCTGTATTCTTAGACCGACATTCCTTGCTACAAAATCGTACTCCTTACCCTGCGGGCTATAAAAATAGATATCGACCGGTACCTCGAATTTCTTGTTATTGGTGGCGTTGACAAGGTTCACATCGCCGACAATTCGCATAACCGCCTTTCCCTGGGCGCGTAACTTGTCTATGTCGATATCCGTACCGTTGTCCCCCGTAACATCATTCTTTTCAAATAACAGGACCATTTCGTCCGACGTAGTCCGGTCTACCATGTAATTGTTCAATTCTTCATCATCCGTAAGCGCACGGTTATAAATACGGAAATTCCTGATCTCCACATCCGCCGTATCACTGAACAAACGGATGTTCACCGGTTCCGCCTGCAGTAATCCTTCGGTAGCCCCATACTGCACCGCTCCGCAACGGATTCCGTTTACATAAAGTTCCAGCAACCGCTTGCCGGCCTTGGCCCCGACAATAAAGGCCATTTTCAGGTTCATATCACTTGCAAACTTCGTACTTACTTCCGTACCGCCGGAAACACGCATAAGGGCCTGCTCCGTTGTCATCTGGAAACCGATATCGCCGGCCATACAGTCCAGTATCACCCCCTGCCGGTCCGTTACCGACGAACAAAGAATTTCCATTTCATAGGTAGCCCCGGTAGTGGTTGCATCCGTGGAGAACGGCCGGTACCCGATTTCAATCTTCGCGCCTCCCGTAAGTTTCAGGGCGTCACCCGTCCAGCCGTTGCTGCTCCAGTCGAAACCAGAAAATGTCGTATGTATGTCGCCATAATCCCAGGCTCCCGGATCGGATTCGCTGTTACTCCGCCCGGCTGCCGAAAGTTTCAGTACAAGCCCGGCGGTAGTTTCCTGCAAGTCGATCCCGCTTTCCGTTACGTCGATATAAAACGGGTATTCCGTGGCCCCCGTCTTAAATTTCATAGTGATCTCGCCCTGCTCCGTAAAACGGTTGGTATATGTCTGCGTAGTACGGGCCACACTGACAGACTGCGTTTTCACCCCGTCCCGGTAAACGTCCATTTGAGCCGGCGTTGCGTCAGGATCATAAGCCACAAAGTCAAATTTTACCTGTTCGTACTGCCCCGCTTCCAAGCGCGGAACAAGATGGTCCTCCGTAAAAATACGGCCGTCCGGAAAACTCATCATCGTGCCGATGAACGGTGCCGATCCTCCGGATTTCAGAATATCAATATAGATACTTTCAGACTTTAACACGAGATCGGCGGAAGCCTCCATTTCGGCAACCATTTGAACGGTATTCCGGCCGGTCACAAGCGAAGAGGGGGACAAACTGAAACTGCCGTTTGTCGTTCCCGATCTTGTAATGGTGTGCGCGTTCTGTTGCCGGCCGTTCAGATAAAGCGTGACGACCTTTGTTCCGGAACCGCTCACGGCATAAGGGATATTAATCGTGTCGGCCAGGGTATAACCGCCTGCGGCTATGGCCCCGGCCAGATTGTAAGAGCTGGTAAGGGAAAGGCTGACAACCTTTACGGATGTAAATGCCTGCCGGGTTTGTTTCTTGCCAGTAGTCGGATCGGTAGTGGTTGCCACTACGTAAATATCCGTGTTTCCCACAAGCAAGTAACTTGAAAGGTCCAGTTCGTAACTGCCTTTGGAAACATCGCTGACCGTCTGGGAATACATGGTAGTTGTTCCACGCCTGATCGTAACGGTGATATCCGCCTTTTGCCCGGTAGATTCCCCCTTTTCATCCCCCGTGGTGTATTGGTGATCGTATGTATAAGTAAGACGGGCGTTTCCGCCTTCCTTGATTATGGTGTTATCTACAGCCGCATTTAAGGCAATTTTAGTAGCCACCGTTTCGCCGGAACCTCCACCGGAACCGGCCGGGATATCCACGGCGGTAATTTCCGTGCCGCTTTTGTTCTGGAAAGACAGACGGACGGATGTTTCATCCTCGCTTACCTCCGCATTTACGTTAAACAGCGTGGAAGCGTCCACCTCGTTAAAACGGGCGGTTACTACCTTGTTTTCTACCGGATTGGTGGAATCGGCGGACAAAGTCTCGTCCACTTCCAGGATATCCACGTTTACATTCACATTACCGGCCGCGTCCGGCGTCTGCTTCTCGCCGTTTACCGTTACGCTCTTTACCGTTCCTTTGCCGCCGAACTCTTCCCAGCTCGCCTCCTGGTCCCAGGCATCCAGGGCGGTTCCGGTAAACTGGTACGTCTCCCATTTGCCGAGCGATGTTTCAAAGGTGATGACACGCCCCCGGCCGCGCCACTTCTCCGGTACCGCGGCAATGGCGGAAGCCAGGGTATAGAAACCTTCCGTAAGCGGCACACTGCCGGTTACGTTATAGGTATTCCCGCCGCCTGAACCGCCGCTGCCGAAATCCTCCCACTTTTCGACATTCTCAAAATCCGTGTCCGGATTGCCTTTAAATTGTTTCGTTACCCAGCCGTCGGCAGTAAGGAAAGAAAGGATCACGCCGTTTTTCCGGACATCGTCAATCTTCCCCGCCGTTTTCAATGCTGCAAACACTCCCGACAGGTCACTGTAAACGCTGCCGGCGTTCAAAAGGTTGTTTACATTGGTAAAGGTGGAAGACAGACGCCCGGCCGTCTGCTGCAGCTCCTGTTTCATTTCGTCACGGTCCACCTGCAACGTGTTTATGTCATCGGAACAACTGCTAATATCCTGGGACAAACTTTTCAGCTTTCCCCAAAGGGAACCGTCTTCACTTTCCGAACCGTCTTCGCTGCCGATACGGGCGTTGATATCGGCCAGCAATGCGGCCAGCGAATCACTGTCCTTAAGCCCGTCCAGAAAAGCAAGAATTTCGTTAAAGTTGTCGATTGCCTGCGAAGCGTTGTCACCGACAAGCCGGTCGATACGCAAAGAAACGGCGTCGATAGCCTTCTGCAAGGCTGCATCGGCGGCAATGCGGGCGGCTTCCTCCGCCTCGATTTCCTTACCCTGGGAAACCAGTTTCAGGTGTTCGTTCAAGAAGCCAAGAACCGCCGCCACCATTTGGTTAGTAACGCTTTCCGCGTCCTCCGCGGTTTCAATGACTATAATAAGATCATCGATATACTCCTGTGTTGCCATATAGATACATTAATTAAATTGTTTGCTGAACTCTTTGGAATGAACCCGCGGTTTCCGGTAGCCGCTTTTCGTGATTTCTCCCGTCCAGTTGGACTCCTTCTCGGCAAACGTGAGCTTTAACGTCACGTTCTGCGGCGCGTCCGGACGGACACGGTAAGAAAACTCTTCCGCCGAAGGAATTACCTTGATCTCTTCCCGGCCGTAACCTGTCAGGTAAACATCATCGGAGGAAAGCAGGTCAAGAAGAAAGCGTATTTCCTGCGGGCGTTTGAATCCCGTCTTAATCGTTACGGCTTCCTGTATCTCCGTCCGTATGCGATCCGAATAATAATCATCGGTAATTTCATCGTAACGCCGGAAAACAGCGTCTTCGTCTTCATCCATGCCGGGAGTTACGCTCGCCTCGCCTTCCAGGGAAAACACCTCGTAAACCCCGTAACTGTTCAGGAACCGGAGCCGGTAACGCTCGCGGACCGTCGGGCTTTGCTCGATCCCGATCCGCAGGGCGAACGTTTCACCGCTATACACGTCAAAAAGGTTGGCCAGTACCCCGTAATCGGTAAAGAATTTAAGTCTTACGGCCTCCAGGTTCAAGGCGTAGAAATTCCCTGCCGTACCTGGCACTGCAAGGCTTTGTCCGGTAAGAAGTTCCGTTATTTTCAGCTCATGCTCCGGATAGATGAAACAGAGCGGGTAAAGCTCCGTTTCGCGCATCGTTATACGCCAGTCATCACTCCGGGTGGTAAAGAAGAAATTACAGGATTCATTCAAGAACTTCAAATCAAAAATGTTACTTCCCTTTTCATGCAGTTTCTTGAAAGAACGTTTGGATATACCACCGCGCCAGGCGGTAACAACCAGATAGGTCGATTCCTCCTCCTCGTTTTGAATGGCGACCGTGACGACCGCCTTGTTATACCGTTTGTCGGAAAGGCTTATCAACATCTCGGAACTGTCCGTTAACGGGGGAATATCGACAAAAAGCGTTTCCAAGACCTCCGCGATGTTTACCTTGAAACTTCCGTTACCGTTGCCGGTAAATATGGAACGCATGGCTTCAAAGTTCACGAAATACATTATATTGTAAGTCGCCATAGAAGTAGTTTCTACCGAAAGATAGACAGGGTTTCCGGTAAAGGCGTTTTTCGTCGGATCGATGCTTGCTGTCAAACTCATAATTCAAACGTGTTAACGATGAATATTCCGTTAAACTCACTCTTATTTTCAAGCCCGGAAAGGAAATGGTCACGCTGATCCGTGGGAGACGTCAGGAACTTGTAAAAGTCCGAGAGCTTCCCCGAATGATTTTCCCTCCAAAGCTTGTAAAGCTCTGCTACCTGTGTGGTACACGGAGCAAGTACGATATTATTCTGCTTTTCCATGCTGCAAAAGTTGGGTTTATCAAAGGAAGAATAAAGGACGGGATTAACCGGAATATACAACGGAGATGAACTCCCCTATATACGAAAGGGTAAATGTTTCATTATAAGTTCCGGTAGTTGCTTCCGGATCATTCTGTATATAATTTATATTCACTCTTAACTGGAACTGGTAATCCCGCGTCAGCGTATCATTTTCAGAGGTGGGCGGATTTTCTATTATATAATCATCCGTACCGGGATTTATAAAACCGTCCGTTATGGTCCAATAGCGTTCATTCTCAATAGTAAAGCCTAAACCTTTCAAGTAGTTCAATACCTCCTGCTTTTTATTTTCCTGCACTTCCGCCTGAGTATTACGAACCAGTTTCCAGACATATAAAGTACTACCGAAATCTTTAATAAAATGTTCCTCGTCAAGATTATAGGGAGCTATTAACCGGAGTGTTCTTAATGTCAGATCGACAGGTACAATCTTATTTGCCGGAAGCGAATAAGAAAGTCCGTCAAAAAGCAGATACTGTCCCCGCAGGGCTACAGGTGTCAATATATCCATGCTCATAAGCTGGTGGACCGGTAACAGGGTATTTGCTTCTACCTGGTTGAAAGAGTGTCTTATTATGGCATCGTATTTTTTCCAGAAGTTTATAAACAGGCCGTTCTTATATTGAAATAAAAGCGATATCGTATGTTTACTTCCGTCTTTGAGGATGACCTCCTCACCCTCGGAAGTATAAGGCAACACAGAACCGAAAGGATATTTACTATTCTGTGAGGATGTAAACGCAAACACGAAAGATAACGGTGTTTCCACTTTCTCCGAATCTTCATCATCATTATTGGAGGATGTTTTAAGATATGTGTAACGGTGTACGTAATCGGCCAGATATTGAGGGGAAAGAATATCATTCGGGGCAAAATCCATTGGAACGCATTCATCATCGCTGGTTAATTCGTTATCTTCAATACTGTCGCTTTTCCGGTCCCAGGAAAAGAAACTCGATGAAGAATAAGTAAGACGCTTGTTGTCTTCATCCCATTTGAACCAGCGTCCCGTCGTTTCCTCATAATTAAGGTGTATCACCCTTTGGGAAACGTCAACTCTCGCCAGGCGGGCCACTTCCTGATCCTTTAAGTAGTCTTCAAACCGTTCAACAGAGGGGGCCGCACCGGTAAAGGAAGTTTTGGCCGACAACTTCATTTGCCGGGCCGTTTCATAAGTTATTAAAGGTTCGTCTGTCAGGCTACGGGATAAATCAATGTCCGGAACATCATCCACAATATCCCGGATCAGTCTTAAAGTGGCCGTTTTCGTATCGGAAGAAACATTATAAACCAGTCCGAAACGCACATAAAGGGCGTTTAAAAAGTCCTCTACCGTACAATCCGGCATTAAATCGGCGTAAGAAAGCTTTCCTTTAACACAACAGTCGGCCGCATTATTCAGGATTACCAGGTTATAAAGTTGTTTATCCGTCTTAAAAGGATTTTCGGTTATGGTATATCCAAATTCCGAAAAAACAAGTTCCAGTACACGCCATACATATAAAAAGGCCGTTACGCCGTAGCCTTCCGGAAGTGTTACTGCAGTCGGAGTTCCATTTACTAAGAAAGTTTCCGTTCTTGCCTGATAACGCAACTTATAGACTTTACTTCCCTCTGATACAGGCGTGATATAATTCAGGTATTTGGGGTAAGACTGGTTATCTTTTGAATCGTTACCGGTCATAATCTGGAAGACGGCATAATCAGTCTGATAACCTCTTAATACTTGTTGCAAATGCGCACAAAGGGAATTTACGCTGCTATATTCCTTCACCGGTAATGTAATGGCATTTAATTTCTTTGCTTTCCAGGCGCTGTAGGCCTCCGAATTGTCAAAGCCGATGTTAAGGGTAATACCTTCTTTTTTACCGGCGGAAACGATATTTATCTTTCCGGTACGTTTATATACTCCGTCCAGTACCGTACATGCCTGATCTTCATTCATCGGCTTTACGCCCATGTCGAGACGGTGGGCAAAACCGGTTATTTTAGCATTGTTACCGGTACATGGAACCGTGACCGGTACGGTCTGCGATCCCCGGTCGTTCATGACGGGGGATTTCTCGTCGATCTGTACGGTAAAGTCACCCCCTAAATCCAGATAACCTTTGTTCGTCTTAATCTTTAGCATAATGATTACTTATTTTCCGCGTGTAAAGGTGTCGCGGGCGTTATCTATGGTTTCTTTGGCCTTCTCCAAATCCTGGTAAACGATATAGGCCTTTATCAATTTGATAGCCTCACAGGAGGCGCGAAGCTCCTTTGCTGCTTCCAGGAACTCCCGGTAGGAAGAATCACCTGCAGGGGAAGTGACGTAACCGCCTTCATAATATTCACCCGGATTCTGTGGTAACGGGTTGGCATTGGTACGCTGCCGCCTGATCGCTTCGATAGTACTAACGGCGTCGATCACTTTAGGATTATTCATTTCCGGTTGTGGTACCACATATTCCCCCTTATGAACTACGCCGGCCACTTCATAACGGCCACCGGGACCGGTGTAACCGCCTTCATAATACCCGCTTCCGGAAGAACCGGAAACAACACGTTCAGCCGTGGCGGTCTTGCTGCCGGTGGTATTACTTACAGACATGTTTTTAATCTTGTCCCGTTCAGCTTTGGCCGCTGCAAGCTGGGCGGCACCGGTAGCCGCAAGCATTGCCGCAGCAATGGCTCCGGCAATCGGTCCGAGATCGGCGGTCGCCTTCATAATCGAAACGGCCGTATCTGCTATGATCTGGGAACACTTGATAGCAAAGTTTACATCCGCATACTTCTTTTGAATTTCCAGTTTCTTATTTTCCTTCTCTTCTTCCAGGGCGGCGGTATCTTCCCCGTTGTTTTCGGCTTCCTGTATGAGAACATCGTATTTTGCTTCCACCTGGTCGATTTCGGCCTGCTGCATGGCTTCCACCACGGAAGAAGCAAGACCGGAATAAAAGTCAAAGTATTTTTTAGCATGTTGTATTCCCAGTTCCAGCCTTTTTTTCTGATATGTCTTTTCGTCAATCAGCCCCTGGTCGTGCATATTTTCCAACATTGCCAGTTCGTGGTCGTACTCCTGGCTCCAGGATGTCCCGATTTCCGCCTGTATCTGGTAAAGATCATTCTGGTACTGGAAATCCAGCTGTTTTATCGCCTGTTGTTTCGCCTTCTCCAGCTCCACAGTAGAAAGGCCGGCGGCCTTTGCTATGGCAATGGCGGCGTCGTATTTGGCTTTTACTGCCTTTACCTCCTTATCGTACCGTTCTTTCATCCCTTCGGTCCCGGATTTGTCGGATGTCAGCAACTCCACCATTTGCGCGATAGCCACCCGGTCACGCAATAACTTCATTTCAGACTCACGCACGGCGTCGGCCGCTTCCGTCGCTGTTTCTATACGTTTCTGTTTGCCAGTAATTTCCAAAGTGGCAATATCATTCTGGTAAGTACGGTTTATCTCCAGAAGTTCTGCGGCGTGCTCCGCTTCAACTTCCAGCATATAGGCGTCGGCGGCTTCCTGCGTGATACTCCGGTTTAATACCGCTTTTTCCATGGTGTCCTTCTGGACGTTGTAATAGGCGGTTTCGATCTTTAACCGTTCGCCCCGTTTCTCCTGTACCAGTTTTATACGGGCGTCCTCCTGCTTGCCGGTTTCCGTAAAAATGGCCGTCTGTGCTTCCGTTTCGAGCCTGTGGATTTCATCGAGTAATTTCTTTTTATTAGCCGGTGTTTTTGCCTCCAGCTTTTGGAGGGCATCGAGACGTTCCCGGTAATAGCGAAGGTTTTCCGCCGTCCCTTCGAGAATATACTGGGCTTCCGTCTTATTTTCCTTCTCCCGGTTCTCTTTGATTAGAAGCATACGTTTTTCGTGCTCGATCTCCAGAGGTTTTAATGTGGCGGCCGTTTCCGTATTTTTATACTCCCCGGCTTCCACTTTCTTTTTCCCCAGCTCGTTTAAATGTTTTATCTGCTCATCAATACGTTCTATCTCCCTGTTTTTCTTGGCAAGATTTTCTTTAGTATCCTCCTTCCATGTTTCCTGAACCTCTTTCCTTTTTTTCTCCAGCTTCTTTATAAGGGAGGTTTCTTCCTCTACTGCATTACCGGTCGCCTTAGTGCCTTCCGTCGTGATCTTAACTGATTCCCGCTGCCATTCCTCCAGTTTCTTAATATATGGTTCCAGTCTTTTATTTACCTTTGCCAAATCTTCCTCAACTTCCGCTTTGTCAATGGTAAGCCGTGAAACCTTCGTTATTTTTGCCGTACTCAACCGGGGATTTTTATTTATTCTTTTATTCAGATCGGCGATTTCTTCCTCCAGCTCGTCCCTTTCGAACTCCAGCTTAGCTTTTTCATCATACAAAGGCTGCATAAGAGATTTTAGCGAGTTCATCTTCATTTCGTTTTCTCTCGCCTTTAAATATCGCTTAATGGCCTCCGTGTTTTCATCATATAACCCGCCTTCGTCCTTGATTGAAGCGTGGTACTCCGGAACGATCTCCTGCAACTTCTTTATATATTCCCGTCTCTCATCCACACTTAAATTCGTGTCATGTATCGCTTTTGTGAGACTTTTTATCTGGTCCTTTTCCTGTTGTAAGGTTGCGGAAACTTCCGATTCTATTTTATTAAAATTAGCCTGTGCGTCCCTTGCTTCTTTCAGTTTTTTAGTAAACTGGTAAATAGCCATGCCGGCAGAGAGTATCAAGGCGGTAACGGCTGCATAAGGATTCTTCAAAAGTTCGATCCTCATTAACCGGAGGGCGGCGGTACATCTGGTAGTATTCTTGTGTAATAGTGCCTGGGCTGCCGCATAAGTCAGAGTAGCCGCCCGGCTGATATAAAGCTGTACGGCGTGCGCTTTCTCTGCAACGACCGAAGCAAGGGTCGCCGTTTTAAAACGGGCGTGCCACATGGTAGTGATTTTCAGTCCTCCATAGTAAGAAACCAGATAAGCGGTAACGGTATAAGTGACAACACCCCATTTATTAAACATGTCAATCATACCCCCTACACCTTCCACCATAAGCGTAACAAGGTCTATTAAATCCCGGAGAATACCCTTTGATTCATAGAAACGTAAAACTACCCCTTCGATAGTTGAACTTAGCCGGTTTAATGCACCTTGAACGTTATCACCCATTTCTTCGGACATAGCATTAAAGGCATCTTCTGCACCTGTCACCGCGTCGCAAAGTGCCAGCACGGTATCGGTACCATTAAGGAAAGTGTTAAACGCTGCAACGGAACGTTTATCGGTCAGTTCAAGGGCCTTGTTCAAGTCTATTCCTTCACTGTTCAGTTTTTTAAGTCCCTTTATCAGATCATCCAGGTTATTAACCGGACCGCCAAGAGCAAGCGCGAGTTTGCCGCTACTGTCAGCCAGGTTAAGCAAAATATTACGTGTTGCCGTCGCTGCCGATGAAGCATCGAAACCGCTGTTTGCCAAAGCTCCCAAAAGGGCGGTCGTTTCCTCGATTGTGAATCCGAAAGAATTAGCAACCGGGCCGACGGTAGACATTGCACTATTCAGATATTCAAAATTCAAGGCCGAAGACGTTGTACCTATTGCCATGGTAGAAAGTGCCCGTTCCGTATCTTCCGCATCAAGGTTGAAAATACGCAATGTTGCACCGGCAAGCGTAGCAGCCGAGGCAAGATCAGTGTCCACCGCCTTAGCGAATTTCAGTACGGAAGGCGTCATCGCTTTAATATCCTCTTTGAAAAATCCCAGCTTGGCAAGCTCTATCTGAAGTGCCGTTACCTGTGCGGCCGTATAAGAAGTAGTAGCACCCAGCCGGCGTGCTTCATCCGTTAAATCTTTAATACTCTTTTTCGTAGTTCCCAGGATAGCGGCCAAAGTACTGTTTTTCTTCTCGAACTCTATAATAGTACTGATCGCATCCCTTAGCCCGCCGACAATCTGCCCGGTTATCATTGCGCCGATAGTGACAAACACACCGGCCAGAACCGTTTTTATCTTATTCAGGGAAAGAAGGGAGCCGCCGAAACCTTCCGCCTTTTTCGTGGCCTGCCCGTATGCTTTCTCAACTTCTTTCAGTTCCTTCTCCAGGGCGGCATATTTTTCCGGCTGCAAAGACTTCACCGTATCGCGAAGTTCTTTCCGCAAGGCGTTTGCCTTCCTTGCCAGCTGGTTGGCACTCATGGTGGTTTTATCCAGCCGTTTCTCACATTCGGCAATCTTCTTGTTATTCTCGGATATAGCCTTATTATTGGCATTTAATCTATCCGTAAGATTCTTCCACTGTTTACCGCCAGCCTTACCGGTAGCAATAAGTTCGGTCATTTTCTTTTTAAGGTCCTTATTGCTGTCCCGAAGTTCTTTGTTCTTCTCCGAAAGATTATGTATTTCCTTCTGCGCATCGGAGGCGTTCAGGGTTAACACCCATTCGATATAGTCAGGTTTTAATTTTGCCATAAGAGTAAATTTTATAAGGCAAAATTATCCTGGTGTAAAGTGGCGGAAAAGGACATAAAAAAAGCCCGTAGAACCATTCTACAGGCTTATTATACTAAGAAGAAAGTATTTTATCTCTTAAATGTAAAATCCGAAGGATCAAAATATCCTTTATCCTTAATTGTTGCCCGATCAAACATCCGGCAAACGTACCAAGTTAAAGGTACTGATATAAGAGGCGTCACGATAAAGGAAAGAAAGGCAAAAGCAAGCCACCCGGATAAAGTAGCCGGTTTATGCTTACATCCTACGAAAAAAGCTATTACCAGGAAAAAGCCGATCAGAAATAAAATATCTTCATATGTCATATAATTACTATAAGATACAAGTAATAAATAATTGGAAATAAGCCCGCCCGAATTGGGCCGGGCTTAATTGATATATCATTTCTCACGAAATAATACATCGGGTGTATTAAGTTCTTTTTTATGAAGTATAATAGAAACCTTATAACAGGTTGTATTATCAAAATTGAGCGGAAACTAATTCATTTCCTATTTTCTTTATTGCTATCCTTATTTTATCATACTGTTTTTCACCGACATTCGCCACTCCGGACGCATACTGACGCATAAGAGACGGATTTATACCAGCAACCTCTGCTATCTTTGAAATATTGAGAAATGAAAAATAATTAAAGAATGATTGTAGATCATATTTATAAGAAAATTCCAATACTGGAACCTCCTTGCCTTCTTCCGCTAACATCTCTTTTATTTCCTCGTATGATTTCAGAAAATCAGCCTTCCGCTGTATCTCCGTAGCCGGCCAATCCAAAATCCGGTAACTCTTCTTCCATAAAACAGGAATAATAACCGTCTTTCGCACGTTCAAACAAAACATTCACTTTCATACTATTTATTTTTAAATGTGGCAGGCAATATTACCTGCCACTATCGCACCTAAAAGTCTTAAATTATGAAGTAAAGAAGTGCGGGGATTAAATCCCCAGCACTTTTCTTGCGTTACGTTCTATGTGAAGAGAAACCTCTTTAGACCCGTGACGGGGTATCGAAAACTTTTTGCCAGTCTTGGGACTGAACCAAACATCGTGTTCTCCGCCATGTCTCACAACGTAACAACCTGCCGCCTTTAATTCGGCGTAAAGTTGATTGTACTTCATAAAATAAAAGAACTTTTAAATACAGTGCAAATATAGCAAATTTGCAATAACCATGCAAATAATACAAATACATTTATTGCGAATTTGCTATATTTTAACATCGTAATATAAAGAATGAACTTTGGAAGATAACAACACACTTACTTTAGCGAACCGACAAACATTTCCTTTACCCTTTCCCTTACATAATCCTGATATTCATATTTAATCTTCCCGAGTGTGTCATGATATAGAATCCCGTATATCTGCCGGTTATAAATCTGGTAATTACCGTGTTTCTTCATATCCAGGAAGCGGGTATATAATGGAAGGTTAGAATGTGCGATTACTCCTTCGCCGTCCGGAACGACCGAATAATTCGGGTTCTGTAGTGCGGCCATTAATGCACCGGACCGCCCTTGTATGATCTCCCCGGTTCCCTGTACTTTCTTACGTTCACGGCCTTTCTGGTAAATCCGTTTGGTAGCGATATCCAGTTGGGCTTGAAATATGTCCTGTATTCCACGCCCGATCCGGTCGGTAAAGAAATCCGTTTTAAAATTCTCGGCCATTCAGTTATTCATTTTTTGAAAATCCGGAAATAATGTGCCTTTTCCCGGATTCGTCTTTAACAGTTTCATTTTTCTTGTTTGAGGCATATTTATATTTCCAATAGGTACACAACGCATCATTTACACCTATTGTAATAATACCTACTATGACAGTTAACCAGAACCACGCAAAAGCATCCATTAGAATCTTGTTTTAAATGAGAAAGCCAGGCTCCACCCCGCAAACGTCCGGTAAAAGCCGGATTCGGAAGAGTGGAAAGGCTGGTTAAATCCAGTTCCTTAGTGACAGGGCAACCGGTGGCAGAATCTTCTATCAGCATTTGTTTGATACGCTCCATAACCGGCTGCACCTCTTCGATAGTCTCATAAGCCCCTTTCCGTTGGGGATCGTACTTGCTCATAAGGAAAATAACGCATAAATTATTTTCCCTCACATTATCAGCCGAAAGGCTGGCGCCCGTTCCCGACGGGATCAGAATAAAGAGCACCGGACATTCTTCTTTAGATAGTCCCTGTATCGTCTTACTCATTTCCTCGTCAATGGTAACGGGCAGCACCTTCTTTATTTCAGGAATACGTTTTTGTACGCCTTCCCAGTATTCACGGTAAACCTTTATATCTATCATATCGTCAATCCCTGATAACGTTTCGCCTCCCATTCACGGCGGGTAACAAGCCCCGGAAGAATCTTACCACCCCCGTATATCCACTTTTTAAACTCTGCCGGTATGGATGAATCATACGCATCTGCTCTGATCTTCTTATAAAGCGTTGATTTCTTGAATTTTCCGATACCTACATTAAAGCAAAAGCTTACTACCGCGTCAAACTGGTACTGTCCCAAATGAAGGGGAAGCGCGTTTACCTGGTTTTCTACCGCCCTGATATCCGATTCAAAGAAAGCATCGGCCTGGGCCTCGGTGATAACATCACCCGGTTTTACGCCGATCGTGTGACCGTAACCGATCGTACATACTCCCGCGGCACATACATACGCTTTCAGGCGTAATCCCTCGAATTTCTTGATCTTGTTTTTTGTTCCTGTTGTCGTTCTCATTTCTTGTTACGTTTTTGGTGTAAATACTCAAACTTACATTTATACAGATAAAGCAATACATCCCAAAAGGGTGTATCGTCCACCTCCTTCTTATTTCCGAACACGCCGGAAGCCGCCACCTCAAAGACTATCCCGGTCCAGCCGGTTTTATCGTCCACCTTCCGGTCCTCGGATGCCAGCTTCTGGAACAATATCCGAAAGTCGATAGCTTCACCACCGATATAAACCGGTCCGGAAAGAACCATTTCCCAAACGGCGGAAAAGAAGTTTACCGCATGAATGGCAAGCAAGGAAGGAACGGCCGGCGTCTTCTCCGGGTCCTTGTACCGGTAAAGCTTTAACGTGATATCCTGGAAGATTTCATTTATAGCCGGATCGTCTTTTTCTGCTGCCGCCTGTTTGCTTTGCTGCAACAAATCCAGGCAATCACAAAAGTTACCGAAAGTAAGACCGTTCAGCATGTCACCGACACCATGCCAGCCCCCGAAATCCTGCATCAGATTACGACCGGTTTTCAGAATGGGCGTAACGATCCGCTCGCCCTCCTTACCGGTTGTATAAGAGAAAAAGCCGTCCAGCTTTTCCAGTTGCCCGTCCAGCTCCCGGATGATCTCACGCCGGTACATGGTGTAATCCGCTTTCATACCCAGAAGGTAAGAAAGCCATTTTACGCGGAACTGTCCGGGGCTGATCGTACCGCGGTTCATCAGTACCGCCAATATAAGAAACTGCCGGTACTGCTCACTGCTGACTTCATCCAGACAGGAAGGAACCTCCACCGTCTTACTATTATATGTAAACTTCTCCATGTCCGGACATTAAAAAGTTATTCCCCTGGATTGTACGGTAACACCCGGTATATAATAATCCACCGTTTCCGACTGCGCATCCAGTTCCCTGATGATATCCTGCAATACATCCAGGTAAGCCGCCGCGTCCTGCTCCAGACTGTTAGCAACCGATTGCCGGGCCTCTTTTTCCGCCCGCAATTTATCCCGTACGGTTGTGCTCTGCTGTACCTGTACGATTCCACTTGGCAGAACTTCCACCGGTAAACGTTCAACGGCCTTTTTTATGGTGAGAAGTGCAAGCGGGCGGCGTACATACTCCAGCAATTTCTCCGTTAAAACGGTATCGCCTTCAATCAGTTTGTTATAACGGCTCCGGGTGATAACAGGTATTATCTGCCCGTCCTGGACTTCCCGGATCATAGGAATAAGCACCAGGAAAAGCCGGTGACTGCCGATATTATAATATTCATCGAACGTTTCCTTATTCTGAATAAGAAGCCGGTTTATAGCCTTTTTCTTAATGCCGTTCATCCAAAAATCAAACTTTTCGCGGTCCATTAACTCCACTAACGCGTCTACGGCTTCATAAGCCAGGTTCCGGATATTCTCTTCATCCTTGAACTCCTGTAAGGCGGTCATACCCGTTTCATTCTCTCCAAGGTGTTTGCCACGTCCGGCCGTTCCGTGTTGTGCGTCCAAAGTGGGAATGACCTTTAACCAGGTAAACATCGCTACCGCCTGCTGCATCAGCCGCAAAGTTTCCGCCATGCCGTCCGGTTCCGTACCGTCTGCATGATCTTCACGGTAATACTTATCTACCGCGTCTATGGGTTCCGTTCCGATGATAGCCTGTAAATCCCGAATACCCAGCGGTAAGATAGGTTCCCACTTGGTAAAATCAAGATCATTATCGATCAATCCCAAAACACGGACTATTTCACCGGCACCGTCACCGCCTTTATTAAATAACTTCGTCATTTGCTCGGTCTCTTTTTAATGTATATGGTTTCCAATTATCAAAATCCTTTGTGAAATTATTTATTTCATCGTAGAACTCCTTATAAAAGCGGGCCAGCCCGGTATCTATCGTTATACAGGTCTGCTCCGTGCGCGGATTAGTGTTCACATTGGCCGAGCTTTCTATTACAAAATCAAAAGCGTTACCAAAACCGGCCATTACTTTAGCATGGTTACGGAAAATACAGACACGTGATCCGAAACGCTCCGCCACCTTCTTTAGGTATAAATAAACATCTGCGTAGGAACCTTGAAAGATTTCACCTACATAAAAATCCGCGCGCCCTATGTCTTTTCTCTCCAGCCATTTCTCCACCTCCTTAACATCGGTAATTGCCATACACCAGGTAGAAATCAGAACATATTCCACCGGTTGTTGCTTCACGATCACACGAAGATAAGTAAGGCTGTCAACGTCCCCATGACTGATACAGTGATAAGACGCCCCTTTCTCAAAATGCCAGGGCAAACACTCTTCCAGGTGCAGCTCCGATTTTATCCGCCGGTCAAAATGAACGTTTTTCGTCCGGCGGGCCTTTATATGCTTGTCCGGGGTGTTATCGGCACGGTTCTCTTCCGGTTGCCGGTCGCTTACCGGTTCTTCCGGTACATCTTCCGGTTTCGGTGTGAAAAACAGACTACGCATTTTCTTTCATACGGTTAGAGGGTGAAACGTTCTGTTCCGCTTCCACTATGGTACGATAAAGCCCTACTTTCGTATCGGTACCCGGAAAGTTGGCATTAATATACTGCTGTAACGGTTTACAAAGGATCATGTCCGGAATAGCCGTTTCGGAAGCGTTATACACTTTCAGGCTGTATAATTTCTCCGATCCGGAAGAGAGCTTGTTTTCTATAATCAGATTTGAAAGTACCGGATCAAGACCGAAGCCGGAGGTGGCGGCAGCGTCTGCCTTATTTGATATCTTAATTTGGGCGTCCACATAATCCTTTATTTTCTTATCCAGCGGCTCCACCGTCCAGCCCTCAAAGTTATTCGCTTCCGGATTCCAGAATTTAGTCGTGTGCATGTATTTCCCGGCGTTCTGCCTTCCGGTAATGTTGGAGGCGAATTTCTCCATAGCTTCGTCCTTAAAATCTTCCAGCATCTGGGCCGTGTATTTCTCGCCCGTACGCTCGCAAACCTGTTTTATACGTGCTTCCGCGCGGTCCCAGTAAGACTGCGGCGATTCGATATGCAGGGAAATGGCCGAAGCGTTTTCGTTATAGGCGATCAGGATAGCGGCCAGACCGCCGGCAAGCTCCAGCCAGTCAAGCGCACCCAGAAAACGCGGCGTACTCATGAAATCCTTGCAAAAGGAATAGATATTATAGTATTTCACGGAAACCGGATATTTGAACGGGTGGGCCGGATCAAAGACCGGGTAACGGTAAGTATAAGCCGGATCAGGATAAGGAAAGTCGCCCACAAGTACTTCCTGCGGTTCATCCTCGCCGTCGGGAGGATATACCAGGCGGGCCTTCTGGTAGGGAATATGTTCCAGCCGTACCAAACGCCCGGGATTGCCCACACGCGGCGCACGGTTCCGGACAAACTTTATAAAAAAGCCCTGCATGTGCGTTAAGTCTACAAGTGAGCGGTGAAGAACCGTCGTGTAATCCCACGACTCCAGGTCGGCGGTTATTTCCGGATCGAGTTTCCAACGCCGGTAAAAACGGTTATTCTCTTCGTCGATTGCATCCTCATACAGCCGCGGGCCTTCTCCCCACTGCAAACCGGCTATTTTGCCCATAATGCCTTCACCGGCGTAGAATTTATCCAGTAAACGCATGACCTCGCCCGGCATGTCGTTATTATCACCCATGGGAACGATAAAGGTACCGTTTACGCTGATCTTACGCGAAAAGAAAGCCCCCCGCCGGTTTAACTGGATGCTGGAAGGTTCCCAACCTTTACCGCGGCCACCGATAGAAAAAGAGATCAAACCCTTGTCAGTGCCGGTATCTATAATTCCAAAGTTACCACTTCGTCTTATTTCCATAATCTTAAATCGTTATTCTTTTCCCGTTGAACTCCATTACCAGACATTCCCAGCAATTCAGCGGCCGGCCCGTTGTGGTGTCCGTCAGAAATTTTCGATGCTTTCATCCGTCGCCTTTTTCCTCAAACGGGCGGCAGTGAGTATCACCATATCGCCGCCGTCCCGTGTCTGACGGTTCCATTTCCGAAATTTGATAGAAAAGGTTCCCCCGGAAATGGTAATCCGCTTCATCTGTTCTACCGCTACATAAAGGTTTATTTTTTCCATAGCCGGCGGATAAAACTTTTAATCCTGCCCCAGTTATCATGGACCAGGCAAAAGGATAGAAAGAAAAACATGAATTTTAGGAACGTCCATAAGCTACACCCGTTTGTAACCTTTTCTTTTTCCTGGCTTTGTTGCTTAACGTCGGATTTACGGGTAACGACTGTTTCCGCTTGACTGGTAGTTTCCTTATGATCCTGGAAGGAACTGCTTTGATTCTTTCCAGTTCTTTTTTCAGTTTTTCGGTTGCTGAAATCAATTTCTTTAATTCTTCCGAGGCTGTCGTAGTTGATACGGATATGCGTACTATCTTCCCGGTAAACGTCAAGTACGTGCTCCTCATTGCTTGAATCTCTCCGCGCAAGTTCAATAACTCCGTCAGTAGTTGTTTGTTTTTCTTCTCCAGTTGCTTCTGTAACCGTTTTTCGTGTAACAGAGCGAGGAGAACGACAACCGTAAAAACAAGCTGCAAAACAAATAAAAATAAGTAGGTGTACGATTCCATGTCTCATGTTTATTAAGTCGTTAATTATTATTAGTGTCAAAAGTGATAGATTTACGGTTCGGGCAATTCTTCACGCCGCAAAGAAACGGCTTCATAGTGTCCATTACACGGGCGTTCTGCTTGATAGCCTTTTCCATTTCGTTACATTTCTGCAGGACTTCCTTGTACTTGTTATCCACTTCGTCAAACCGTTTTTTCTGTTCCTGGTACGCGTTCTTTAGCTCCTTACGGTCATTCTTCATATCCTCGATTAGTTCCTGGTAAACCTCTTGTACTGACTTCATGGCATCAGCTTCCGCCTGTTTACGGGTATATCGGAGAGTGAATAACCAGGTCAGGCCACCCGTGCAAAGAGCCGTAATAATCGCTGTAATTATCGTTTCCGTCATATTGATAGAGTTGAAAATTTTACATTATGGTCCAGACGGTACATACATGCGTCAAATAGCCCGCCACGATCCCGGCCAGGTCCGCCAGAATATCCTTCCAGTCCCATTTATTACCGGGTGACATTTTATCCCCGTATTCCTTACCCAGTGAAGCACCCAGGGCAAAGGGAACACCATAATTACCCAACAGGGCACATATAGCGTAATTAATCCCGAAATGCTTCCATTTGTCCGTTCCTATTTTCATAATTTGAATCATTGGTTACTGCAAAGGTGGGAAGAACGGAAACGGACGAAAAGGACATAAAAAAGAGTGCCGGGAACCACCCCGGCACAAACAAACCCTAACCTGGGACTTAAACCCAACGGCTGCCTTTTCAGCCGGTATGCTAAATTATTAATATTAAGGATTAGACAGCTTTTCGATGTCTTTTTTCATCATACGTAAAGTTCTGATTCTTTCTACTATTTTTTCAGCGGAAAGAGGTTCGCCACCTTCATCGGTCAAATCGTCGATAGTTTCCTCTATTACCCGTATGTAACAAGCGGAAACCGGTTCCGTCTTAACTTGCCACTGCTTCAATATTTCGGCACTTTCATCTGTGATATGTGCGCCGTTTACTTCTATGTCTTTCATAACAAATCTTTCTTTAAACGTTCTTAATCGGTGTAGTCTCTAAGGTAGTGAAATCAATTATTCCGGCCTGCCGGTATATCCCGAGGGCGACTTTTCTAAACCGTTCATAATTACGTCTGTCAATGGGCGATAACTGCCACTTCTTCATGTCTTTCATCAAATCCGGTATATTATTAGCACTATTATACATACAGTTGTTTTTGCCGTACTCGTGATGAAGTAATACAGACTGAAAATCACCGGAGTAAACAACCAACCGTAAACGTTCAAGTTCGAGGAAAGCAAACTCATTGTTAACCTTCCCCACCTTGTATGCTCTTAATTCAATGGAAGGCGCACCGTATTCACGTCTAACGAAAAATAAGATATCAGGATTATTTGTATTCATTTGGCACCTCCTTTTAAGTCTTCTAATTTAATATGTGAAATACTTGTTATACTTTCCAGTACCCCGTCGCATACACTTTTAACCCTTAATCCGCGGGAACCGTCTTTCTTGGGTAAATTCAGGTGATAATACGGGCGATTCCTCCAGAATGTAATCCGGAAAATCCAGCCACGAACTTTAAAAGTAGCATTACTTATTTTATAATCAACCTGTACCAGATCACCCGGTTTAAATTTACTTTCTTGTAGAAACATTTCCTGTATTTTTTCCTGTTCCTTCTTTATTTCCTCAATCCTTTTATCATTGTTTTGTAATTGAGTAAGTAACACTTGCTGATATTCAGTATATATCATTCGGCACCTCCTTTCTTTTCTATCTGGAGACGCTCTGAAAACCTATATATTCTTTTAACCCGGTAAATAAAAAAATAGGCTACAGGCTTGTCACAGCCGTTATTATGTGTTTTAGTGTCCTGATCTATGTGAATAAATCCGATACCGGAAGATATTTTCAACGGCATTGTTTTAGGGTATTTCTCGTTCAGCTCCTTTACCTTTGCTTCCAGTTCAGTTTTAAAAGCATCGAAGGAAATTTTATCAGGGCAAAGCGTATTACCAAACTGGTTTGCAAACTCTGCCATTTCAGCACATTTTCGATTCTGTGGCTTATATTCGTTAAGCTCTATAAAATAAGATGTCATTTTCGATCTCCTTTCCTCGCTTTCTTGGCACGACACACACATATAACTGCACCAATGACAGCTGGTGGATAGATAAAAGTAAGACAGAAACAAGCGATAGCAGATAAGTAATAAGCCCCAGAAGTTGAACAAACAGTACATTCCTGTTTCGGTTCCTGGAAATAACGATGTTGGATCGTGTTTACGTCCGTGCTACCAGTACGGAACGAAGGCACGTAGCTTGTGCCGGATTGAAATTCTTTTTTCATTAGTGTATGGTTTTGACTATTAAAAAAATGAGAAAGGCGGTCACCGTTTCCCCATGTTCGTCAAAACCATACACTACATACCGTCCGAAAAGCCGGGTTAAATGTAATAGGAGAAAGGCAACCACCTCTGTTTATTAAACAAGCATTTGTCGGGCATAAAAAAAGCCCGTTGTTTATTCGAGCCAATAACCGAGACTCGCCGGAATACCTATATAGTATATGATTTTGACAGGGGCAAATGTCGGTATTAAAATCTGAACAAAAAAAAAAAAAACGTTAATAAAAGTTTATAAGAAAAAGAAAATTTGTCGACTCTATAATTCGTTACTTCGTAACAAAAACGCCCGCCAGAATTGGCGAGCGTTAATCTATTCTTATGGTTCATATCTCTTTTGAGTTTCACCCTCTTCATCACTTTCCTTTTTCATATTTCGCATAAATAAAGGAACTTTCTTTTCAACCTCTTCATTTTTATTCTCTTTATCTTCCATGGCCGCTTTCTCCATGTCTTCAAAATCTTTTTGTGTTATAATTCCTTCTCGTATTTCATCATCAGAAACTATATCTTTACTTAATAACCAATGATATACATTTTGATTCGTGCTCTCATTTGTAACAACATACGCCTGCTCAAATTTCCACCGAAATTTTGCTAAATAATTCATGGCGTCTACCATAGAATTAAATTCAATTTTCTTCCCGGATTCATC